TTGCGGCGGTAACATCTGTGAGAGCTGTAAACCCGCCAGCAGTCAAAGTTTCTACGCCTTGCGACATAAAGTTAGAAAACTTGTACACGTTACCCATTGCGGACATACGCAAAGCGGCGGTTGTACCAGCTTTGTCTTGCTCAACTAAGGTGTCAAGTTGCAAGAGGGAAGCGTTTGCGTACTCGTCCCAGATAGCACGGCGTGTATCTTGCGGGGCTTTGTTGGTGTCAAGAATACGCATCGCATTAGCGATAGGGGCAAGCGTGGCAGGGGTAGTGCCAGCCGTACCAGTCCAATAAGGAATTCCCTTAGCAAGCCCAAGCCCTGTGGTATTGATTTTTTCTGCAATTGCCACAATAGCAGGATTAAGAATAGTAGAATTGAAATCTTCAAAATTCATCGCTAATTCACGACTTGACAACTCCACCGACACATCGGCGATATTGTCCAAATCCACATAGACGGGGAATTGATTCAAATCTTGCACAGAAATTGAACCGCCCGCCGCAAAATCATTAGCGACAAAAATATTCGGGCGTTTAACTTGAATGCGACTGCCTTGTTTTGCGTAGGTTTTTGAATAGTCCTTATACATAAGATTAGGCGCGACTAGGTTATCGCTCAAAATCGGGAGAGCTTCACGCGCAATGCGATTAGCGGTTAAAAATTGGTTAGCCATTTTATTTTTCCTTTATCGGTTTCGCTCCGCCATCTTTTTGGAGAAGAACTCATCGTCTGATAGGTTTTCATCGTCAGTTGGGGTTTCTTCGCCTGAAGGGTTAGGTGGATTCGATTCAAAGTTCTCTTTTGGACTTCCAAAATTGTTAGGGTATTTTGCTTTTATTGGGTCAAGTTGCTCATTCAATCCTACGAGTTTACCTTCCACTCGTGAGATTTTCGAAACATCTACGTGAGCCATTGCGCCGATAACATCGTTTGCGCCATATTCGATAATGTCGAATTTTATATCAGCGAGTAGCAAATCTTTTTCGTGGCTTGCGTTCGCTTCGGTGTATTTGACTTGCAAGGCTTCAAGGTCGGCTTTGAGCGTATCACTCTTGCCAACTTTTTTCTGCAAATCCGCTAAGTCGGTGTCGCGTCCTGCTAGGTCGTTGGTGAGCGCGGTTACTTTCGCTTCCATCGCCTCAAATTTGCCTTTTGCGACATATTGACCTTCTGCGAGATTAGCAAGTTTTACCTTGTCATTATCTTTTAGCTTTTTGGCAACTTGGCTATAAAGCTCTTCGCCTAAGTATTCTTTCAGGAATTCCATTTTCTTCTCCATTAGATTTTTTATAATAGCGGTCTACTCCGCTTCGATAGGGTTTTGACGAAAAGCCCCGCCAAATTGGGCAAATAAAAAAGCCGCAATTCGTGACGACTTGCCCGTATCGGGTTTATCGCATGAATTGCGGCTTCGTTTTCAGTTCAGCCAGTTATTTGACTGATTTTATTATAGCACAAAATTCTTATAATTTCTTCGGCTCAATTTGCGGTATCAATAATGTAATCTTCCCATAGTTCCCACGCCGCGCCTGTCTCACCGCCTCGCGCATGTCTTTTGTGCTATCCATGCTAAGAAATCTTTCGCATTCGTCAACTTCAGCTAAAAGGCGAGCGCGACGAGATAGCATCAAATCTCTAAATGCGGGGTCGGTTTTTAGATTGTATTCTGCCATTATATCTGCTCTCTCACATATACACCGTCAATTTTCAGCCTGCTAAGTTTTGTTTGTTTTATCAAATCATCCATTCTTGCCTGCCATTTTTCGACCATAACATTCGCCGCACTTGCGGCTTCGTTTTGACCAGCGGCTAAATGAGCGGCTTTTCTTCGCTTATATTGGCGAATTGTGCGCTCAATATATCGTTGTTTCTGCGTGGCTTCATAGACGGTCATTTTTTCGCCGTTATAAGTGACAGTCTTGGATTTCATCGCTTCGCGGTCTTGGGCGTTGTAAGCGTTTTCGCTTATACCTTCAAAGAACGGGTACTGTGAATGCCTACACCCATATCCAGCAAATCCATCACCCGTGCCATACCCGGTGCTTTCTATAAACGGCGGATATTTATTGCTCGCGCCACTTCGTGAAAATACTTTACCTTGCCATACTTGATGTGTCGGTCTCGCTCCAATATGAGCCGACATTTGAACTAAATCTGCCCCAAGTTCTTCCGCTCTCGCGTCCTGTAATTCGCTCGTAGTTTGCGAAACGCCCGTCAAGACCGTTCGGCGCATTGCCACATCTAAACGGTCTCTGTGTCCGCTAGGATAATGCACAAACAACCCAGCATCGCCCACGCCACGCACGGATTGCGTTATGGCTTGATTATAACTCATTGCGCCTGTGGTAGTTTGTAGATACGCCAAATTAGCCGCGTCTATAAATTGCACCTGTGCATCCATCGCCGTTGTCATGGTTAGGTTATTCATAATTCCACTCGTTTTAACAAGTCCCGCTTTCAACACGTCCACCATAGCGGGCGACATATTCAGCGGCAAGGGATTCAATCCTGCTTCTTTGTAGATTGCATCGTCAAATTGCATGGACGTAACACCCGCTTTCTCGAAAGTTTGTCTCAATACAGGTACACTTTTACCTGTCAACTTGGCTATTTCTTCGAGCGCATTTTCGTACACCGCGCCGCTTTCTATCATGCGTTGCATCTGCCAAGCGGCAGCTTCTGTCATATCCATTTTGGATAAGCGGCGGGCTATATCTTCAATAACCGATGTTATGTACTCCTCGTACAAGTCAGTTATCGGGACGGTTAGCGCGTCAAATTGCGTGGCAGATAGCATTATTCAGTCTCGAAAAACTCCGTTTCATCCGTTGGCATTGTAGACATTCGCGCCTTGTTTTCTTCGTTTATCTCTGCAAGTCGCGCTCGCGCGTCATCTTCGCTCAATCCGTCAAGTTTTCTAATTTGCGAGACTTGGCTATCCGTAGCCTTACCGCCCGTGCGAATTGCGGCGATTTCAGCATCTTCTTTCGGGTCATTTGGTAAACCGTCATGCCAAGTTATTGACAAATCAGTTACTGGTGTTTTGTAGCCAACTTCTGACACCATCTCTACCATGTGCTTATAAGTTGCGTCAAATTTATTGCGGATACGCCGAACCTTCGTCAACGCGTTGGTATAGAGCAATCGAATCGCAATACCCGACAATTCTTTGCTCTGCCCGTCAAGGTCAAATAGCGCCGCGCCCATCTCAGAGATAACAGCAAGAAGATTGATAATCTTTTCAATTTCTCTAAATGAACCTTCGAGTTTACCGTCCCACGTGATGTATCTAAGACTGCCCTTATTGTCGGGGTTTTCTTCGTAAAATTGACCAATTTCAAAATAGTACTTCCCCGTCTCTTCATCAAAAGTCAAGGCTTCTGTTGGGCCCGCCATGCTGGGGTCACTATGTTTATCCAAAACGTGTTTGATTTTCTCAAATCTAATCTGTAGCTCATCAATCAGACTATACATATCATGGTATGAGCTAATCCCAAACACGCTTGACGTTGTGGTTATATTATCACCCGTAGCAATCGCAAAACTAGAAAAGCCTGTTTTGTGCACAATTTCTTCGCCTACCAAATCACCGATAACACCGCTATCTAAATCTCTCACACCTTCGGTATATTGTCCCTTTTCGTGTATCTGGTAAAACAGTTCTTTTTTTTCGTCCCCATTGTCATCTTTGAGCGTAACAACCCACGCCATGACATGATATAAAATCTCTTTAGCATCTATTGGGTTAACAACTGGATACCAGTATTTAGGTTGCGACACGCCAAGCGTGCCTTTCTCATCAATCAGTCTAGCTGTGATAATAGCCGTCCCTTTACTATCGGCGTCTATCGCGCTTTCCCATATTCGCTCTTTCAAATTGCTGTTTTTGACAATCTCGTCAACCGTATCTTGTGCGGTGTCTGAAACAAAATCAGGCGGCTCTACAGATAGCAAATCTGCGGTTTTTTTACTAACCAAGCGATAAAAATTGATTAGCGTATTGTAGGACACTACGTTAAATTTGTTACCGATTAATTGTACGAATTGACCGTAGCCCTTTTTATCTATATTTAAAACGCCGCTGAATTTCGCTTCGTTGATTCTATAGTCTTCCAGCCGCTCGCTTTGTGACGGCGGGGGAAATGATTCGCCTTTGTCTAAAAAGTTCAAACTTGTCAATGCTATATTCATTTTATCTACCTCTTACTTCTACAAAACCAGAGCGGCGCATTATCGCATCTTCTTCTGTTGCGTATCTGCCAGCGTCTATTATATGATTTCCCCTATCTATCGGAGTAGGCGGCGACACGGGAATTCCATCTCGATCTTCCTTCCACTTGTAACCGCTAAATTCAGCGATTGTGTTCACGCACCTTTTATCTATAATTATTTCGTGTTGCTGTAACCATTGCACACCGTGCAAAATAGAACCTTGCCCCTTCTTAGCACCGTAAGCGTTTACGCCATAACGTTTTATTTCTGCGATGCTCTTGGGGTCAGCACTATCACAAATAACTCGCTGTTGTCCGATTTTATCACGAATTTTCTCTGCGAGCGTATCGTTCAGTAACCCTGTCTCGTATAATTCATCATAAATATAGATTTTCTTGCGTTTCTTATCGTAGTGAGATACCCAAAGCGCGGCAGGGTCTGCGGCGTAACCAAAATCTAAACCATTACGGGGATTAGTAAACTGGTCTCGCATTCCAGACAAATCAGCTACGCGCCAATTCTC